ACGAACTCAAACCAGCCGCATAGGAGAAAAGACCCATGAGTATGAACAACTGCACATTTACAGGAAATCTTGGTGGCGATGCCGTCGTCAAAACAGGTGTCGGACCAAGCAATCTCACCATCGCCAACTTCTCCGTCGCCGTGAACACCCATGTCAAGGGCGAGGACAAAACCATGTGGGTTTCCTGCTCCCTGTTTGGTCAACGTGCCGAAGGCAAACTCCCACAATATTTGAAGAGAGGTCAGTCGGTCTGTGTCGCAGGACCCATTGATCTGAATGAATGGACCGCCGACGACGGCACAGCCAGGGCAACGGTCCAGATGAACGTCCGTGAGCTGGATCTCATCGGTTCCAAGCAGGACGGGCCTGCACCTTCATCCAATGGCGAAGACATTCCGTGGGACTGAGATCATGGAAAAACTTTTCACGCTTGACAGAGAGGCCTTCCGCGATTGGCTGGAGGGCAAGCCCTGGTACAACGTCGTGGGTAACTTTGCGGACGACTACCAATGTCCGCTGGGGAGATTCCTCTCTGAGGAATTTAACGAGCCCTTCGCCTACGTCTCTGCTCGTAGATACGGCATTGGCCTCCGGGGTGAAGACGTTCCCCCGGAACCCACGCCAGCATGGGCCCGGAAATTTCTCTGCCACATTCAGAACCATTGCGACGAGTACGGTGACGTCTACGTCGATGACTGCCTCAGAATCCTGACGGAGAAATGTAGTGAAGTTCAGCACCATTGCGCCCGAGCTGCTTGAGCTTGGGTATTCGCCCATCCCGGTGGTCCCCGGGGAGAAACGACCAGCGATACGTGCATGGTCACAATACTGCACGTATCCGCCCTTCTCGCATGAGATCACCTACTGGTCGATGCGATACCCGGATCATTCCACGGGCCTGACCTGTGGTGCAGCATCACAAATCTGGGCACTCGATATCGATGCAAACGACCATGCGGATGCAGCACGTATCGAGCAAATGGCCGATCAATTTATCGGCTCGACACCACTCGTCCGTGTTGGACGTCACCCACGCTCGCTACGCGTCTACAAATCTGTCGAGCCAGTGAAATCAGTTAAGGGAGGGTTGCTTGATGTCCTGGGGGCGGGACGTCAGTTCGTCGCCTTCGGTCTGCACAACCAAACTCGCAGGCCATACGAATGGCTCGACGAATCGCCACTGAATTATGAGGCGACGGCCCTCCCGACCATCAATCTTGAGGCTCTCAGAGCGTTGCTGAGTGCCCTCAAGGAAGAATTTGGTACTACGGGTCATCAGACGGACAAATCCTCTGTATCACGCTCTATGTCCCTCTCAGGGCCAAGTGACCTTTCTGAGCAACGAAGGGGTCATCGAGGCCAGTCACGATACAAGGTCCTTGCAAAACAGCTCGAAGATGCACGTCCCGGACGGTTCCACGACACCATGGTCAGTGTGGTTGCCGCATTGAGCGTTCTAAACATGCGTCCAGAGAACATCCACCGATTCTTCCAGCACCACTTTGCTGCGCCGACAGATGGCGAGTACGCCGAGGTGTGGCAGCAGATCGATCCAGCAATAAAAGGAGCCCAAAAATATGCCCAGCGAAAACACTAAGACACCCTGGGAATTCCGGGAGAATTACGAGCAGTCATATCCGCCCGTGTCCATCAACATGCCGGACGAGCTGTATAATGAACTCAATGAATTAGCAGCACGGAAGGGTTGGTCCATCGGCAGGATTTGCGACTACATGATCCAGTACGCATGGTACTGCCAGACTTCTCCGAGTTACGGCCCTGACAAAAACGGGGTGGTGTCATATGCACGTGCAGCATGACCGCATCGGCGGGACCGCAGCGAACATCATCGCACATGGCCAGCTCTATGATTCCAGTATCGTCACGCTCTGGCGAGAGTTGACGGGTGCAGCTGAGCCAAAGGATCTCTCAGATGTTCTCGCTGTGCAGATGGGCATCAATACGGAACGCTTTAACCGCTTCTGGTTCCACAAAATAACTGGGTATGCTGTCGAAGAGGCACCAACGGTCCTCTGCTCCACTGAGAGGGACTATTGTGTCGCCCAGTGCGACGGCTTTGTCCTCGATAATAATGGCAAGGCTTTGTTCGAGGCCAAGCACACTGGAACTTATGACTACCCGAGCAATACAGCTAAAACAATCGAGCACGTAGCGACCCTATATTATCCGCAAATCCAACACTATCTATACGTCACCGAACTGGATGATGCCTATCTGAGTGTGTTCTTCGGGAACAGCAAGCATGCCTACCAGGCCATCCGGCGTGACGATCAGTTTATTGGCGACCTTCTCCACAAGATCGACGCGTTCTGGGACTGCGTTGAAAACAAAATCCCACCAAAATTAAATGGTGAGTCGATGTTTATCCCGGAGATCGAGATTGATCGCGGCAAGGTCGAGATCATTGATTCCAGTCATCCCCTGTCGAATGAGTGGGCATCGGCAGCAGCAGACTTTGTTGAGAATAAGGATGCAGCTTTCACATTTGAATCATCCAAGAAGTCGCTCAAGAATCTAATCCCGCCGGATGCGTACCGGACGGAGGGATACGGCGTCAGTGTAGTCAACAGTGGTAAACGGAGAGTGGTGAATGTCCTGTGACGATGACAGCCTCGAGAAACGGGCGGTCCTCTACTGGTCTGCATCCGTGACCTGGAGGCGTAACGTCCTGCCGGCAGAGGAGCAGCAGCTCCTGTTCGACGTCCTCAACGATTTTGACTGGACGGATCAACCGCACTGGCAGGCGAGACTGGACGAACTGAAATGGGAGATCGAAAGATATGGATCAGCTGCATGATAGACACACCCCGTACATATTCGAGGGGGTGGGACGAAAAAGCAGGGTCGGGAAAATCCGCGTGAAATGTCTGGGGCAGTTTTGCGGACATGACACGTTCTGGAGCGAATCAAAGTTTAACCGTCTCTGCCCGAAATGCCTGAAACGTGCAGAGAGCATGAGGAGTGCGATGGCATGACAAGACTTGATCTGTTTCTTTCCGCGACAGAAGGCAGGGTCGAAATCGACACGTACAAAACTGCCGAGATTTTATCGATCTCTCCCTCGACGGTGGCCACCCATGTTCCGGAGTTCTGCCGCCGCAAGATCGGGGCGAGGGTGCTCTATGATGTGCATCATCTTTCCCAGTGGCTTGCCAACGAGGCCGTCGATACTCCAGAATCCCGGACTTTGGCTGATGATATCATCGAGAAGTATTATGCCGTCGATCAGAATCAAGGGGATTAAAAAGGTCCGTAGTCGCCACGGGACCACCTACTATTACCATCGTAAAACAGGGGCGAGGATTACATCTGAGTTCGGGACACCGGAATTCCTGACAGAAGTCCGGGACCTCGATGCCCTTGAGAAACCGATTGATCCCCGGCTAAAAATGCCTGGCACTTTCGGCTGGCTACTCTGGCAATTCAAGTGCTCAGAAAAATATACGTCCATGAAACCCAGCACGAAGGCTGACTATGAATCAGTCTACGACTTTCTGTCTTATCTGGATCTGTTGCCTCTCGCCATCATCAAGCCAAGCCATATCCGTAAGCTCCGCGACAGTGCCCACAAACAGCGGAGCTGGCGGTTCTCCCAGAAAGTTCTCAGCCGTCTCAATAGCCTCTACAAATGGGGGATGAGTGAGCTGGACCTCACCGCTAACCCTGCCGCCTCAGTCATTCCACCACGCCGACCTGCTTCGCTGAATGACAGGCCAGCTGTGAACCGCCCATGGGACCCGGACGAAATCAAGGTTTTTTTCGACACTCTGGAAAACAAGGCCATGACCTATGGTCATCGTGAGACGATGTATAACGTGCTCAAGGGTGTCGCTATCGGTTACTACACCCTGATGCGGGAAGCGGATATCGTGAAACTACGATGGTCTGACCGCAAGAACGGCGTTATCAAATGGCATCGCAGTAAGGATGACGCACCCCACGATCTATGGGAGCATGAGGAGCTGACCCGCATTCTGGAGCTGGGGCCGAAATCAGGTCTCACCATTGTCACCAGAGCAGATGGCAAACCGTTATCCAAAAATGGATTTTACAGTAACTTCCGCGACCACCGTGACCGCCTTCTCGAACAGGGTCTTGTGAAACCAGGACTTACCATGCACGGGCTTCGCCATACCGCCGCAACCTATCTTGCAACGCTTGGGCACGATGAAGAGAGTGTCGCCGCCGTAACTGGACACACCAGCAACGCAATGGCTCGCCACTATTCGAGGCAGCACGAACGTCGTGAGCGAGCAAAAGCACTCCTCGATTTACATAAAATTATGTCCGAGGAGGAGAACCACTCGTGAACAAAAAGCCGGTATTTTGGAAAACTTTTGATGTTTAATTCTGGAAAACTCGTTAACCGGTACTGTCCTATTAGCTCGTAAGTCATTGAAATCATTGGTGACCCCAGGGGGAATCGAACCCCCGTTTTCGGCGTGAAAGGCCGATACTTTCCCCTATAAAACAAAGACTTAGCCTGACAACTTGACTGCAAATACAGTCAAATTAGGGCATGTTTTGGCCTGTTTTGGAAACCTTTTTAAACAAGGGTGAGGTGTATGATGAGAATTAAATTCAACCCCTATCGACGGCAAGACGGATCGCAGCTAACGTCTGACATTATTCGAGATGCGATGGAGGGAGACAAATGAGCGAGGAAAGGACAGTCACCGAACTTCTGAAGATGGCGAACGCCGACGCACATGCCTTTGTGATCCACGGAAGCGATGCAATTCATTCTTTACAGATGGCGAACGAGTATTTCCGAGCCGAGGAAGGACGGCCGGAGACCGAGTGGGCTGACGTCACCGCTGGCCTGATTCGTTCAAGCGTTAGACAGGCGTATCGGTTGTCGGGGGAGGAAGACAAATGAATATCCGATTTCAAGTCATGGTCCCAGATGGTGACGCCTATGATCCCTTGGGAATATTCACCACTCTGGACGAGGCCATTTCAACTACGGAGACACAGAAAGACGGAACGTGGATTGACGTGCAACACGAGGATGAGGATGGGAACTGGACATACCTGGACCACCTTGAACTTGCCGATGCAAAAATTTACGGGTCTCACGTTGAGTATCTCAACCAGTTGGAGGGAGACAAATGACCAAGATGACTGAAGAAGAAGCGATCCGTGGTTACAAAATCAAACGCGCTCATCAAAACGTGGCCGAGGCCCTTGATAGAGAAAGTTATTACAAGGAAGGAACCTTGGATGACGAGACCCTCTCACACCTTCTTCTATTCCTGGCTGAGGAATATTTCAGGGTAACTGGACGAAAGATCGGAGTTTTTTAGTTCCTTGCAACCTCACCGTCGCAACAGTCGCGGATTACCCGGTGGCATTTTCCGCACTGCTCATGCCCTCCCACACGGATGGCCCTTGTCTCAGATCCACACCACGGACACTGCTCGAACAGCGCAACATACATGAGCGGTGGCTCATGCCTCTTCCGGACGAAGCTCATTTTGACACCTTCTTATATTTTTCAAATGACCGGAGACCTCCCAAACCCAAAATCCCAAGCAGGACTGGCATCATTTCACCAAGCTCTACGCGAGGAAGCTCAATGAGGTAGCCAGCCTGGGCGAGGATAAAAACCAGGATGGGCTGAAAAACATACGCGTAAGCCATTGCAAATCCGCAAGTCCAGCCGATGAACGGGCGCCATCCACTGGTCCATACTGACCTTGACCCGGCTTCAATCTTATTAACCTCGATCTGGGCCAGCTGTCCCTTGGTCTCTGCGTCAACCAGCATGTGCTCGAGTTCGCGGAGAGCCTTGGCCTTCGCATTTTTATCGGGGACCACACGATCAAGAATCGTTTCTGCCATAGGCAGGACAGTTGAAATCACAGTACCAAGCATCAGTAACTCCACACTGTAGGACGCATCATCCCGTCATCCACGGTTAAGGCGTCGAGGTGTATAAACCGACTGTGAAGCGCACCCTTCTGCTGGATGCCTATGCCCCTGAATCCCAGTGGCAATGCAGCAGCAATCAGGCTGTGGGCATGACCCCCATGACAGAGAATATCGGCTGCTTTCCCCGTCGTATGAGGACCCTCTGTGCCCGTCGAGGAGACTCGCTGGTTGTGTTCTGGACTCCGGTATCCGG